ACTTCCACATTTAAGAGACGATTTACTTTTAGGTAGTGATGAAGCAATAAACAGATTTTATGTAGTTACTGATGCTACAAGGCCTGCAGAAGGATATGACCCACGTTGGTGGTCACATTTATGGAGAGTTAAGTTAGGCCCAATTACAGATTCACAAGAGTACAGAGATATACTTGGAAGTGGTGAGGAAGAGGGGGACTTAAGAAACTTAATAAGCACATACGCAAATGAAATTAAAATTAGTGATGCTATTTTAGAACAAGCAGAAAAAGATGTTCCTTTTGACCCTCAATATAGAAAAACAGGACATTTATATTTTGACGATTCTGTACCAAACAAGCCGGCTCCCGGATTAGATTTTGGTGGTGCTGATGGTAGTACACCAAATGGTTCAAATATTGTTGGTAGCGGAGCAACGTTCCCAACATCTGGAACTTCAGACGGTGACTTCTTCTTAAGAACTGACTTTAGCCCAAATAGACTTTTTAAAAAATCTGGAACACGTTGGTTAAATGTTGGTTCAGATATGACAGGTTCATGGAGTGCCGCAAATAGAATTCTAAAAGGATTTATAAACAACGAGTCCTCATACATAGACGACAGTGGTAACAAAGTAAATGAAAAAGTTGGGTTAAGTAAAGTTGTGAAGCCTAAAACGGATAATTAAAATGAAATTTAAAGAAATTAAAAATTTACAAGAAAATAAACAAGCAATAGACAAACTAGAAGATAAATTATTTAATCTAGAGTCTGCTTTAGACTCCGCTAGGGCAATTACTAAAACTATAAAATATGCTGATATGCATGTTGAGATTATAACCAAATTGAGCGGACTTGCAGAAGAACATGGTTTAGAACTAGATGAATATCAAGAGCGACAAGTATATGAGGCAAAGAATAAACTTGAAAGTGAAATATATCAATTAGAAGAAGTATTTGAAGATAGAATTAGAGCTATAAAAAATAAAATAGACGAGTTAGAAGAAAACTAAAATGGCAGGTAAAAATTTAGATTACTGGTACGACGAACAGATTAAAAGATATCTGATGCAAATAATCAGAATTTTTTCTAATTTTCAAACTAGGGAATATACAAAGAACGGTGTAAAATATAATAGAGTTCCTGCACGTTATGGTGATATGAGTAGAATGGTTGCTAGTATTTTGCGTAATGGATCAGAAAATATAATTAATAGTGCTCCTTTTATAAGTGTCACAATACAAAGTCTTCAACCAGCAAGAGATAGAACACATGAACCTTTTCTAGTTGACACCACTCAGGTTGCAGAAAGAGAGTTTAATCAAGAAACACAAGCATACGAAAATACCCAAGGAAACTTATATACTACACAAAGATATATGCCAGTACCATATAATTTAACAATTTCTATGGACTTATGGTCTAATAATACAGACACTAAACTGCAAGTATTAGAACAAATTTTTGTGCTTTTTAACCCTAGTATCCAATTACAATCAAATAGTAATCCATTAGACTGGACTAGTGTATTTGAAGTAGAGCTTACCGACATAGTTTGGAGTAACAGAAGTGTTCCTGCAGGTGTAGACGAGCAAATAGATATCTCTACTCTTACATTCACTTGTCCTATATGGATTAGTCCACCAGCAAAAGTTAAAAAGCAATCTATTATTCAAAGAATAATAGCAAACATACATAGTGTAAGTAGTATATCAGATTTAGGCTATGATGAAGACTATGCAGACTTTTTTGGAGATATTCAGGATACAGCGGAAGTTGTTGTTACGCCTGGAATGTATAGTGTTCGTGTAAGTGGTGCTTCAGCAGTTTTATTAAATGAACAAGGCGTTCCTGTTCCTTGGACTGATCTTACAGATATGCAAGGCGATATAAGATCAACAAGTTTACTTAAATTAAATACAAGCAACGATACAAATAATTTTTTAGGAGAAGTAATAGGTACTATTAGTGTAGATACAACGACACCATCTAATATTATATTTAATTTAGATTCAGATACTCTACCTACAGATACTATAAATGATGTTAATAAAATTATTGACCCAAGAGAAAATTATCCAGGAGACGGTACACTTGAAGCGGCGGCTAATGGACAAAGATATCTTATAACTGAAACAATATCAGCATCAGGCTATTCAAACTGGAATATAGATGCTAATACAAATGACATAATAGAATTTAATGGTAGTGCATGGGTAGTTTCATTCAATTCAGAGTCTCAATCTGGAAATACGCATTACACTAAAAATATTTTTACATCCAAACAATATCAATGGACCGGAACTCAATGGATAAGTAGTTACGAAGGCGAATATAAACCAGGATATTGGAGAATCATTTTATAAATGAGTACTACAGCGGCAGGAGTTGTATTCCTAGCCAAAGACACAGGAAGATGTATGTTGCAATTAAGAGAAGGCAACAAGCGATTTAATCATACCTGGGGTTTTTGGGGNGGAATAATAGAAAAAAATGAATCTCCTTATGAATGCATAAAAAGNGAATTACAAGANGAAATTGGNTTTGTTCCNGAANTGCAAAANTTAAATCCNATAGANGTNTATCAAAGTAAAGATAAAAACTTCTTTTATTATAGTTTTGTATATGTTGTAGATAATGAATTTCAACCACCAAANTTAAACGGAGAAAGTGCCGGATATGCCTGGGTAGACATAGGNCAATGGCCTAAACCACTTCATAACGGNTCTAAAATNACNTTATATAAAAATGGTGGTACACAAAAACTGCATACTATTCTAGAAATAAATTCCTGATAAATATTTCGTATGAGCAAAGGCGAAATAATCGATTTTGTAATTTTGCGGATAACAACCGAACTAGATAAGTTTCAAAGAACAACTACAATTCCACATACACTACTAGAAGGTGCTATAGAAATAGACGAAATAAAAGATATCTATTATGAGCAGTTATCTCCAAAATATCAAAAAATATTTGATACACTCTTAAAAGAGTATCACCAGAATATTGGCGAAAATATCGACTCTTTAAAAAAAGCAATGAAAAAAGATTATGCTAGAGTAGTTAAAAATATGGCTACAGAACATGACAGTTTCAGATTTAAGGAAGTTATGAATTCCTATAGGCCAGGAATGAATCCTATAAGAGCAATATTTTATCAATCCAGAGACATTTTGAGAAGATACAACCCGGAACATCCTTACCATTATTGGCTTATAGACTTAGTAACAGATACCGAATATAATAATATAATTAGAGATGCCTTAGCCAAAGACGTTCAAAAATTAGAAAAAATAATTAAAAGATATTATTTTCCTTTAATAAATCACGGTGAGGGAATTCCTTTGGAATTATTTCATGCTAAACAGCAACTAAAGGATTTTAGGCATTACTATATGTTTTTTAGGAATCTATTAACTTGGGAGCCTGACGAGTAATTAGTAAATTTTTCTTATCTGATAATCAAATGGTTCAACTGTTCTAATTTCAAATGCTCTTCCTTCCATATCTTTTCCTTTGATATGCTTTGGAGTTTTCTTAGAAATTTTCTTTAACAAATATCTTTTGTTTGATCTTGTAGTAGTTATATTACCGTCTTTATCTCTAACAGAATCTTTTAAGTACCATACAGTTAATTCATATTCCTCATAGTAAAATTTAAACCAAAGTCTTACTAATGCTTTCCATAATGCAATACTTAGTGTTACAATAAGTTTTCCTACAACTTTTAACTTTTGCCATAACCATGCTAATGCTGATTTACTTTTCTGTGTTATATTATGTATAAAGTTTTTCATATTACTATTTAGTGTTTTCTACTGATGTGGTGAACCTTCTCTGTTTAAAAGCCAGTTTGATGTAAATCTGTAATCTAAATTAGTATTTACACCTGCACTATGCCAACTATTTTCTGAAACTTTAAACAACAATAACTGCCCAGGATTTCCACCAACTTCGATCCCAGGCTGATCTTCATCTTTATGTAGATGTGTTCCAAAGACTTTGTCCTTATTCAAATATAATATACCTCTTGCAGGTATATAAAAATTACCGTCATAATTGTAGTCATTATGTATATCTAGTTCAGAATCTCCTTTAAACATGTTGGTACCCATACTGATAGAAACCACATCTAGATTCCATAGTTTATTAACTTTTTGAATTATTTCGTCTTTATATTCCTCTAATATTTCTTGGACAGGATGGCGTCCTACTGACACCATATTTGTATACTCACATACGTTAAATGTTTCTAAATGTTCAATATACTCGTCATATACTGATTTAATATATTTAGGATCTACAAAATCTAATAGTAAATGCTCGAAAGGTTCATTTTTTATATTATCTTTGTGTATTGCATCTAAGTTTATCATTTTGAAGTTTTCCTTTCTACTCCGTCCCAATCACCTACAGGCATTGGTTGTTTAATTCTATTTGCATATAAATCTGCTAATGTGTCGTTCCATTTATGATCTTTAAT